TCGTATACGTATCAAATGAACACTCGAGATACGCTAGGCTTTGCTGCAAAGGGCGCTTGGTTTGAGGCAGACGATGTGGGTTACGATATCTATAAAGATCCAATCACAGATGACGGCACCAAGAAATCCCTTAAGGGCATGGTAGCAGTTATGCGCGATTCCTTTGGAGAGTATCAAGTTCTTACTCAGTGCACTCATGAAGAAGAGGATGATGGAGAGCTTCAAAAAATCTATGAAGACGGACAATTCTTTAACCAAACAAGCCTATCTGAGGTTCGTCAGAGGATTCAAAAACTCATTTAATTAGTAATCATATAAAAAACAATGGACCTATCTGAGTCCATTGTTTTTACAATAATCTTAGAAACATGTGTAGAGTAATAAAACCAGAATCATCAAAACAGGAACCAAAATCCTCATCGATATGCAGCCTTTTTCTAGCAGGTTCAATAGAAATGGGCATAGCAGAGGATTGGCAAAGCCGAGTGATTCACGCGTTAAGTAATCACAACATCACCATCTATAATCCTAGGCGAGGAGAATGGGATTCAAATTGGTCTCAAGACGAAAAGAGTATACAATTTAACTATCAAGTCAATTGGGAAATCAGTAAATTGTTGGAGGCAGATTATGTACTCATGTATTTTTCTCCTGAAACCAAATCACCGATTTCCATGCTAGAGCTTGGATTTCTTGCTAGGGATAAAAAGCTTATTGTGTGCTGCCCGGATGGATTTTGGAAAAAGGGCAATATTCAAGTAATGTGCTCCAGATTTAACATTCCTTTATTTAGTGATCTTAATTCAGCAGTGGGCGCAGTTTTAACAAAGATCCATGCCGATGCTACTGGTTACTAAACCTTTTGTGAAATCAAGGTAAAAGACGATATGTATACACAAAAAGAACTACAAAAAACTGTTTTCTTTGATTTAGAAACAGCACCTGCCTTCGCTTCGCTTAATGATCTAAAGGACGCTAATCCAAAAATGGCCGAGCTTTGGGAAAAGCGCTGCGATTACTTAAGAACTAGATTTGAAGAGAATGCTGATCTAAGTAATAGTGAACTATATCTACGAAAGGCCGCATTGACTCCAGAATTTGCTAGAATCGTCTGTGCATCGTTTGGTCGACTTTCTTTTACTGGGGATGAAATAACTGGATTTGAACCATCGATGGTCATCAAAAGTTATTCTTCTGAAGACGAGCTAGAAATTCTAAACGGAATCGAAGTCGTCTTTACAAAGTTCGCTGCTTATAAATTCTGTGGACATAATATCAAACGCTTTGATGTGCCGATGATGTGTAAGCGCTTGCTAATCAATGGAAAGGCTTTACCTAAGGGTCTTCAGATACAAAATCTAAAACCTTGGGAAATGCCATTTATCGATACTTCAGATCTTTGGTCATTTGGTGCCTGGCAAGAAAGTTTTGCTTCTTTGGAGCTTCTTGTTACTTCATTGGGTTTAGATACTCCAAAAGACGATATTAAAGGCGAAGAAGTAGGTCAAGTTTTTTGGGAGAAACGCGATATCAACCGAATTGCAAAATATTGTGAAAAGGACGTTTTTGCTACTGCCCAAGCCATATTGAAACTTTCGAACATTACCGTAGTAGAAGACTATCAAGCACAATAAGCTAGATAGTTAATTGGAAAAACTTCTTGAACATTTTAAGGATCCTAATTTTAGGTTTGATGAACCGACTCACACCTATACATATATAGATTCTCTTACTCAAAAGCCGGTGCAGATTTTCGAATCAGTAACCGGCTTTATCAGTCAATTTAAAGAGGAATTTGATTCTAACTTATGGGCAGGTCGAGTTGCTAAAAAACGGGGAGTCACCAAGCAACAAATCCTAAATGAGTGGCAGCGGACTAGCGATACTGCATTGACTCTAGGTACCAATGTACATAAGTGGATTGAAGATTACTATAATGGCCTTGAGCCTGAGATACCAGTCGAACCTGAAGTTAAGTTTAGAGTCGATAAATTTCTTGACATACATCAGCGTAAGCTTCATAAATTTGAGCCCGTTGCACAAGAGCTCAGGCTTTTTTCCAGAAAATGGGGATTGGCCGGAACAACCGATGCTCTTTTTAAATTAAACGGTAAATATTACGTAGGTGATTGGAAGACCAACAAGAAATTCACAACCGACCTTGATACTAAAGGTCGATTTAAAAAGCTTCTCTATCCGTTTGATCATCTTTGGGAAAATTCTTTAAACTCTTATTCTATTCAGCTTAGCATGTATAGACTCATGCTAGAAGAAGTAGGTTTCCAAACGGCTGGCGCATTTTTATGTTGGATTGGGCCTAACAAAGAAAAACCAATGTTGTATAACATAGTAGATTTAAGAGAACCCCTTAGAAAATATTTAGAAAAAAATAAAACAAGCTTATGAGTACAAATCCTAGAAAAATCATTTTTGGTTCAGATTCAAGAAAATCTATCCAACGCGGTGTAAATACACTAGCCGATTCTGTAAAAGTCACTCTTGGACCAAAGGGCCGCAACGTTATTTTAGGAAGACAAAATCAATATGCAATCACAAAGGACGGGGTTAGTGTTGCTCGAGAAATATTTTTAGAAGATCCTTTTGAAAATTTAGGAGCTCAAATGGTAAAGCAAGTTGCTTCAAATGTTGCGATTGCTGCTGGCGATGGCACCACGACTGCAACCGTTTTGGCCCAAGCCATTCTTAATAATGGAATAAAGAGCATTGAATCCGGCCACGACCCAATGTTGATTAAAAAAGGGCTCGATAAAGCTTCGGTGTTTGTCAAAGAATTTATTAGTGAAAAATCAGTAAAGGTTAAGGATACTGAACAAGTGAAAAACGTTGCAACCATTTCTGCAAATGGCGATGAATCAATCGGTGAGATAATCTCATCTGCAATGGAGGCAGTCGGTTTCGATGGTGTGATTACGATCGAAGACAGTAAGACTCATGACACATATATGGATCTTGTTGAGGGAATGCAGTTTGGGGCCGGGTATATGTCTCCGTATTTCATCAATGACATGAAAAAGTTTGAGACAAACTTTCAAAATCCACTCGTCCTTGTATACAATGGTAAAATAACTAAGTTACAGGGACTTGTTAAAATACTTGAGTATACCTCGACTCAAAAAAGATCGCTGTTGATCATTGCTAACAATATTGAAGGTGATCCTTTACAAGCAATGATCATGAACAAAGTAAACGGCGTGTTAGATGTTGCCGCAATCCATTCACCCGGATACGGTGAATCTAGAAAAGATCAGCTTCGCGATATTGCAACAGTACTTGGCGCACAGCTTCTTTCTGAAGAAGAGGGCCATGATTTAGCTAATATTAACTCTTCAGCAATTCCTGAAATATTGGGAAGTTGTGATAAACTAACAATTACTTCTGATAAAACAACGATCGTTAACGGCCATGGAGGATCAGATGCGATTGCAAATCGCATCAATGAAATAAAATCGCAAATCGATTTTTCAGATGATGAATCCGCTAAACTGCTTCTAAAAGAACGTCTTGCTAAATTAGAGGGAGGAGTTGCTATCCTAAAAATTGGCGCATACAGCGATGTTGAGTTAAAGGAAAAGAAAGATCGACTTGATGATGCACTTAGTGCAACTAAAGCGGCTATTGAAGAGGGTATTTTACCAGGTGGAGGAATTGCTCTACTTAATGCAAGCGAAGCAGTTAAAACCGACTTTACTTATTCTCCTGAATTAGAGATTGGAGTAAAAATACTAATTGATTCAATGCAAGCTCCATTAAGGTCCATTCTTGAAAATGCAGGAATAAGCTTTGATGTAATTAGAGAAAAACTCTTAACTTCAACATCCTTTACATATGGATATGATGCTCGAGATGAAATGTTTGGAGATATGATTCAATTGGGTATCATCGATCCAGCCAAGGTTACTCGTACTGCTCTTGAGAATGCAGTATCGATCGCCGGCATGATTTTAACTACTGAGTGTACTCTAATGGAAGTTCCATTAGCTACTAAAGCGGATGCGTAAATTCGGCCATTTCATTTATGCATGCTTTATAAAGAGACAGCGTTTGCTGTCTCTTTTTTTGTACAATAAATAATTAAAGCAAAACAATTAATATATGGCCCAGTCCCCGCTTGATCTAATAATAACTGAGATCGCTAAGGTTTTAAATATAACAGTCGATGAAGTCAAATCAAAATTTACTGATGACGAACTAAACGACCTGTTGAATAACTCTCTATGCTCCCAGGTAGATCAAGCCGGTATTCCAATTGATTCTATAAATGACGTACCTTGTGATGATCTGGCTATTCCTGATTTAATCAGCGAAATCGAACCGGCTTTAGATTTTATTGCTCCAGATCTTCCTTCATTAAAATGTGTGGAAAGCGTTCGCGATATAAATCAACAAATTGAAAAGCAGATAACTGAATATAATCGACACAAGATATTATATGAAAAACTTCTTGAATTCAAAGATAATTTTGAGCCGCTTGCTGCATATTATGAAGAAAAAGCAAAGATTTATGCTGAGTTGACCAATACATATGAACCGCTTGTCATAAAACTGGACCAGCTAAAAAATGAAAGAGATGGACTAATTAAGAAAAGAGGCGAACTAAATTCTGAAATAGCAGAAAACGCTCTTAATATAAGCTTAGTGCAATCTCTTATTTCTCAAAGATCGCAAGTCGTTTCAGATATAAATTCACTTGATCGAAAAATAAGAGATCAAAGAAATCTTATTGATAACTCACGTAGAGAACTAAAAACCTCATTATATCCAAATGCATCCTCAGGAGATATAGCATTCAATTCGTTAATCTCTCTCTTGGGATCGGCCGAGAGTTATGAAAACCTTGACTCAACCTCCTTAAATGCAAGAAGATCATATCTAAATACGTTAATCACTGTAATTTTTGGATCTAACTCAAGCGGAATTATCCAAGAAACTAATAACGCCCTTCGTAATTATTCAGAAGGATTATCTATTTCACTTTCTGAAGTATCCTCTGGTGACATATCTTACTTTGTGAATCAAGATAGACTTAACTATCGAATACGATTTTTAAATCTTACCAGTATTGATCTTGAAAAAGAAATATTCAATCAGGAGACCGGCGAGCGTTCAATTATTACTGAAAAATTCCCAATTCGATCAAGTGAGTTATTGGCCAATCGAGAATTTTTTATAGATTCTGACAACACAAATTATTCGCTCAGCGATCTTGTAATCGGAGATCGAAAACCGACTGGAACACTTTATTCTCAGTTCTATAATCTGTTAGACGACCCAGTAAATAACTTTTTTAGCCTTTCTGAAAGGGGCCTCACGGAGGACCTAAATTTAATCGATCCAGTTCTTATTGGCACCGGTTCTGAACGCAAACGCGAAGGAACCAAAGAATATTTTATTAACGATGTTAAGAGATTACAATCATTTTATGAGACCTTTGAAATAAAATTCGAAGAACGAAAAAAACAAAAAAGAGAGCAAGTAATTAATCCAGCAAAAGAATTAGTCTCGATAGGGCTTAAATCTATTGCTAGAAAAGAAGCTCAATTGATATTTCTATTAAGTCAGACCGACACTAAAACCAGAAAAACATCAGAAACTTTAAATAATACTTTTTTACAGATCACTGAATTTACTTCAAATTTTGCAAACAAAGCAAAATCGTTATCTTCTGAACTAACTCGCTTAGAAGAAAAATTAGCAGAGCTCAAGCCCAACCCTGAGAAGATAAAAAAGACTCTTAAGGAAGCTAGTCCTGAATGTTTTAATGATATCGATAAAAATACGGATGCCTGTCCAGACGTTAATGAAACGTTGGGAAGCGACCCGTTATTTACTAAAACATTAAGCGGATGCGATCCTACGTTACCTACTCAAAACCAACATTGCTATTGGAAAGAGTTTTCAAAAATAGCAAATGGCCTAGGACTAACCCCGATCCCTAATGGAATACCCACACAATTAAGATATTGGCCGGTCGGATTAATCATTCCGACACCGGTCAAACTAATCAAGATTCCATTGCCCATTGTTTGGATTCCATTGATAACTATATCAAGCTCAGTAGGAAATTTTGTGTTCTTTTTAACAGTTAATGGAATATTCATTTCACCGGTCGTATTTTTTGTAAGTCCAAGTGGATTCAAGCAGCACATCTTAACCGTGAAAGGACCGTCTGATAAATTTGGAGCAGATGGAGACCAAAGCTCAATTAAAAGATCTATACAGGTTCCTCTTATTGTCGCTGCTGCACAGGAAGTCGTGACTAATTCTCTTTCACAGATCGAGCAAGAGGCCCTCGATCGACAGACAACGATTCTAAATAGATCTGAACAGATTGCAACAGAATACAATAATGAAAATCGACTAAAAAAAATAAAAAGAGAAAAAAATAATATATCTCGAGCAACTCGAAAGATTGGGATTTTAGGAGAACTGAGCGAAGCATTAAATAAGGGTGATTCTGTTGAAGATTTTATCGATGACTTAAGACATACTATTCGTAAAAGGATAAACGATCTGGGCAGACCTCAGCTTTCTTCAATAAATCGATTAAAGGATCGTGCAATAAAGCGAAGAGAAAAAATACTAAGCGATACTCAGCGCGCTTTACAAAATAATAATACCGTTGCTGCAGCTGCTCTAAGACAATCTTCAAAATTAGATGGAATTGAGTTATCTGAAAAGATAACTGCGCTAGAACAAGACCTTATTGCTTATTTCAATAAGATCGATCTTCCGACCATCTATATCCCAAAAAGAACAGCTTCTCTTGATCCAAAACAAAATCCTATTCTTGCATTTTTAGACAATATTCGAGAAATTTCAAACCTATTCGGTACGCAGTTTCTTTCGAAGGATGATTCTAAAGTTCGAATGATATTTTTGAAGGAACTTGCAAAGAATAAATCGAAGATTCTTACGAATATTCAGTCTAAACTGGACTCAATCGGATCACTTGATCTTGAAAAAGATATAGACACTGCTAAATCAATTTTAAAGGATTCAACTAAGGAGTTGGTTCGAGCAGCCAGTGGAATAAGTGATGGTTCTTCACAAGAAGTTCAAGCAAAAATTAATGAATATCGAGACCAGCTTAATAAAGAACAGGATACTGTAAAAAGAAAAAAGATTCAACTTAAAATCAATAAAGCAGAATCCGCTCGCCTCGAATATTTTGAGCGTGAGAAAACGGCTAGGGCTCTTGCCATTACTCAACAAGTTTTTAATCAACTTCAGAGTTATTCAATTTCATTTGACCCATTTTCTCCATGCTGCAAGAGTGAAAGCTTTTCGTTAAATTTAGTAGAACCACCAGCCATACCTGTTTTTAATTCAGCCGGCTTATTATTAACCTCAGCAATCGATTCTCTTTCAATAAATGGGATAAAGACTATTTTTGGTGGAGCCTCTCAAGTTAATGCAAATGATATCGTGGCAGGACTGATCGGCCTAATCAATCAAAATATACCAAGAAATCTAGCTATTCCTGCACTACCTCTAAATATTACATCGTTTATACAATCACATAGCGGAATCCTTACTAGTTTATTTGAACAAAAGGCATCTATTATACCTGCACAACCTGCTCTGCCTGCTAGAGTTCCAATCGATCTTAATCTTCTAAAGGATCCTCTTGCGTCTGCTCTTGTATTATACTTGAAAAATTCTATACCTGATTTTGGAGGCAGTGCTAATACTGGAGCAATCACTGGATCATCTTCATCGAACTCTTCAAATAACGACGACTCTTTTGAAATAGTTACATGTGATCCTGATAAATCTCAAGAAAGCATTCTTTCACCAAATGAATCTAGCTCTGAGCGATCTTCTACGTTTAGTGCTGGAAACGTTATTGTAAAATCGACAAAGGATATACACCCCAACTTTCAAACGCTAGCCGATGATATTCTTAGCATAACTCCTTCTGATTTATTAGCAATACTGACTAATTTCATAGATGTTTCATTAGATGATTTTGAACAGTTAATTTCACCTTTCTATAAAGTCTTAAATGGTGTAAAACCGTTAGTTAAAACAAATCTTAGCTTCGTTGAATTTACTCAATTTAAAGCACCTCCAACGGGCCCGCCGGCTGAGCTTGCGTTCAATGCGATAGCTGCCGCGAAAAAAGCTGTCCCAACTTCAGCACTATATCCAATTATAGATACCTCCGCTCTTTCATCAGCTGCTTCCTCATTAGAAACAGTTCTTTCGCCTATTTCTGAGAATCCGGCTCTTCCATTTATAGTTGCAGGCGCAGGTGCAGTCGATTCATTTATTCCAGGTTTTAAGACTCCGGTGATAGCAAATAATGTCCTTACTTTAAAGGATTCTAAACTATCAAAGCTTGCTCTTCGAGAAATTCATCCAGTTTTAGTACACGAAGATCTTCCTCCCTGGGAAAGACTTTCAAACAAGAATCTACTATTTCTTCTATTCCTAGATGATTTTATTGCATCCGCAGCCGATCGAATAGGATTTTTTAGAGCGTATGTCTAAAACTAGTGATTAAGTTTAGTGTATAATCTTATATTAAATAAGAGTATATGCAAAACGAACCAATCGAAAATGATCTATTTGCGACAGTCGGTAAATATAATACGAATGTCAAGCTTACACCAGAGGACAAGAAGGCGGGTGTAAAAATTCTTTGCCATGAACCGTATGCTCAAGAGCTTTATGATATGTACCGGGCAGCTGAGGGCTCAGCATCAGCTATAAGCCATTCAAAGGATCTTCAAAAGGGTCATCCATATTGGGTCATAGCAAAAACGATTAGCTATGAAACCGAGGAGATTTATGCTGAGGAAGCACTGTCGAGTACAAGCGTCGTCATACCCTTTAAAGAGTTTTCAGGGTCTCTAGAGTCTTTAGTAAACGATGAAGAATCTAGAGAATTTGTTGCGGTGATCTATAAATCAAATACGCACGGTGAATATTACGGTTCAGAAAAAAGAGGAATTGCGCTAACCTTACGTCAAGATCTATTTGATCACGCTAAAAATAATACCTGGTTCAAAGTAAAATTATTGAAACTCATTAAGGGAGGATACGTTGCGCTTTATAAAGATCAGGTCGAGTGCTTTGTTCCTGGATCACATGCTGCTGCAAACATCGTCCATAACTTTAGTGATTTACTCGGCAAAGAGATAATGGTAATGGTCGATAATTATGATGAATCAAACGATCTATTCATACTTTCATACAAAAAGTATGTTCAGCACTCGATGCCTCAAATGATTACTGAGATCCAATTTGATAAAGAATATTTGGGAGTTCTTACAAATAAGCCATACGATTTTGGAGTCTTTGTTGAAATCGATGGATATTATACTGGACTTATTCATAAGAGCGAGTTTGAAGATTACCAGACTATCCAGAATACTATGAAAACCGGCGATACTATCCCAGTATATGTTAAGGATGTTACTGTTAAAAAATCTCAATATCGTATAGTTCTTACACTTTCACAAGATCAAATAAACGATGAAAAGGTGCAGTGGCAAGAGCTAAGAAATAGAACTGAAAACAAGAGCTTTCCATATCAAGTTAATGCTCGTAAAAACTCAATTTCTATCGATATTGACGGAGATAATTTTGAAGTTTCTCTAAAGAGAAAAGATTTGGAAAAAAACTTGAACAGATATCCTAAGGTTCGTGTTTACCAGGTCGACCCGATCAACAAAAGATTAAACTTTGAATTTGTCGAAGATTAATTTTTTAAAATCAATATTCATGAAGAAAGCCACCTCTGATAAATAAACCAGGATGGCTTTCTTTGTCTAAAAATATTATATTACAAACCTCGTAAAGTACTAATATTTAGACTAGGAAAGCTATTCTTGTCTAAAAAAATAAGTAAAAATGGCTAAAAGTTTATTTGAAGATCGGGTTGAATACAAACCCTTTGAATATCCAACGTATTACAATGAGGGCTGGCTAAAGCAGGCACAGGCGTTCTGGTTACACACAGAAATTCCAATGGGAGGAGACGTTAAGGACTGGAATGAAAATCTTACGGCTGCTGAAAAGAATTTAGTAGGTAATATCTTACTAGGCTTTGCTCAAACTGAATGTGCAGTAAGTGATTATTGGACAGGCATGGTCACCAAATGGTTTCCAAAACATGAAATAAAACAAATGGCAATGATGTTCGGTTCCCAAGAAACAATTCATGCCACTGCATATTCATATCTAAATGAAACTCTAGGATTAGAAGACTTTAAAGCCTTTTTACATGAGCCATCAATTGCAGATAAATTTGAATTTCTAATGCAAACCAATGGTGATTATACTCATGAAATTTTAGCAAAATCACAAGAAGCTAGAAAAGAAGTTGCTCGATCTCTTGCCATATTTAGTGCATTTGCTGAAGGAGTTTCATTGTATAGTTCATTTGCTGTTTTATATTCTTTTCAACTTCGAAACCTTTTAAAAGGAATCGGGCAACAAATGAAATGGTCAGTTAGAGATGAATCTCTTCACTCTAAAATGGGGTGTTACTTATTCAACCATATGTGTCAAGAATATCCTGAACTTAAAGACGCCGTTCAATCACAAGTTGAGGAGGCGGCCGCTTTGATGGTGCAAATGGAAATGGCATTCATCGATAAAATGTTTGAAATGGGAGATCTTGAAAATCTAAAAGCCGATCACCTTAAAGAATTTATCAAGAAGCGAGCTAACGAAAAATTAAATGAACTTGGTTATGAATCTATCTTCCATTATAGTGAAGATCTAGCCTCAAATTTAGATTGGTTTTATCATCTTACTGGAGGAGTTACCCACACGGATTTCTTTGCAATTCGCCCAACCGACTATGCTAAAGCCGGTGAAGATGACGATTGGGAAAATATATTCTAAAAAAATACATGTACTGAACTATGCAAACACAAGACGACGCATATAAAAAAGAAATAAATCAAGAAAAATCCAATTACCAAGAAGCATCTATTCGAGAAGTAAACAAGATGCTTGAGGATTTAGGTTGGGAAAAAGGAGTTGATCTTCCTGAATGGGGAGCAACTGAAGTATACATAAAAACTATATCAAAGGGGTATCTTCTCCATGGGGAGACCCCAAAGGACGCTTATTGGAGAGTGGCCACGACCGTTGCTCGAAGATTACGCAGACCGGATCTTGCCTCAAAATTTTTTAATGATATTTGGCAAGGTTGGCTTTGTTTAGCTAGTCCAGTTCTAGCAAACACTGGAACTGAACGTGGTCTTCCTATCTCATGTTTCGGCATCGATGTTGCTGATTCTATCTTAGATATTGGTCAAAAGAACCTAGAAATGATGCTTCTTGCCAAGCATGGAGGAGGTGTCGGAATTGGTGTAAACCAGATAAGACCTGCAGGTTCTCCGATTACTGGAAACGGTACATCAGATGGCGTTGTTCCATTTATTAAAATGTACGATTCAACAATTCTTGCAACTAATCAAGGAAATGTTCGACGTGGTGCTGCCTCAGTTAATATCAATATCGAACACGATGATTTTTGGGACTGGTTGGGTATTCGAGAGCCTAAAGGCGATGTAAATCGACAGTGTATGAACATGCATCAATGTGTAGTTGTCTCAAACAAATTTATGCGTAGTGTCGAACAGGGAGAAGCTGAGGCTAGAAAGAGATGGGCAGCAGTGCTTAAAAAGAGGAGAGAAACTGGCGAACCTTATATCATGTTTAAAGGAAATGTCAATTCTCAAAACCCGGAAGCATATAAGCATAATGGGCTCAAGGTTTTTATGACTAATATCTGCAGCGAAATTACCCTACACACCGATGAATCACATTCTTTTGTGTGTTGTCTATCGTCTTTAAACCTAGCAAAATACGATGAGTGGAAGGATACTGATCTAATTTATACGTCAACTATGTTCTTAGACGGCGTTCTTGAAGAGTTTATCCAAAAAGCCAAGACCATGCGAGGTTTTGAAAACGCAATTCGATCTGCTGAAAAGGGCCGTGCCCTAGGTCTTGGAGTGCTCGGTTGGCATACTTATTTACAAGATAGAGGAATCCCATTTGAAGGTTTGCTTGCACAGTTTGAGACCAGAAAAATATTCTCACAAATAAAAATAGAATCTGATCGAGCGTCTAGATATCTTGCTGAAGAATATGGAGAACCGCTTTGGTGTGCAGGTACAGGTTTTAGAAATACTCACCTTCGAGCAATTGCACCAACCGTGTCCAATTCTAAATTATCAGGTAATGTATCCGCAGGAATTGAACCATGGCCAGCAAATGTATGGACTGAACAGAGTGCTAAAGGTACGTTTATTAGAAAAAATCCAACTCTCGATAAGTACTTAAAAAAGATGAAGATGAGTACAAAGGAGGTATGGGATAAAATATTAGCAGACGGTGGATCTGTTCAAGATCTTGATTTTTTAAATGAATGGTATTTTGTTGATGGAAAATTAAGGCACTCTAGTAAATTAGAGGACGTATACGAAGGCGATACTATTCCATTTAAAGAAGTATTTAAAACCTTTAAAGAGATAAATCAGCTAGATCTTGTGAAACAGGGAGGAATACGCCAGCAATATGTAGATCAATCAGTTTCATTGAATCTAGCATTTCCTAAAGAGGCTTCTCCAAAATGGATCAATCAAGTACATATGGAAGCCTGGAAATTAGGAATAAAGACGCTCTACTATATGAGAACCGAAAGCGTTCTTCGAGGAGATATTGCACAAGCCGCAATGGTCGATTGTCTCTCCTGTGATGGATAATCAAAGTTAACTACAATAATCAAAAGCCCGGTAATACGGGCTTTTTTAGTTAATCGAGATAAATAAACTAAATACTGATTGCTTGATTTAACCAATGAAAAAGCATATAAAATCATATTCTAAATTTCTTTTTGAACAAGAAATACCAGGTCTTCCTGGAGAGCCTGGAGAGAATGCTGCTCCAAAAAAAGAAAAACGACATAGGTTCTTATTTGTTGATGCACTTGATGATTTTTCTTCAAAGCGGTACCCAGACGGAAGTGTTGAATACTCTCTTCCATCATATTCAGTCACTCAGCCTAATCTAGAAAATTGGGCTGAAAAGAATATTTCAGCAACGGATAAAAATCAAATGACTGATTCAGTAATCAAGCTCCGAAAAGAAAATCTAATTAACATAGTTAAGGGTAAAAAGGTAAATATTGCAAAGGAAGATGAAGAGTTCATTGAAAAGCTAAAAAATGCAGTTGCAACCGATATCTTTGGAAAAAGAGAACCCAATGTGATCGTTATTTTTACTAAAGAAGGAGTTCCATTATGCGATAAGATCGATGTCACCTTTATTGAGTATAAAAAATCATGATACTTTCCTTCTCACAATATCTAAACGAATCAGAAGAAAACATTGTGCGCTTTGCAAAAGATCTTGCGCACAAAGTAAGTAATAAAATAAAAAATCAAAAGCTCGATCCTGATTCAAATACATATTTCTCGCCAGCTCGTATTGAAATAGCTGATTTATATAAGATCGACGTCATACTGCACATTAAAAAGAATACTAATCCTGATTTTAAAACAGATTCACATTTCAGTGATCTAAATTGGGAAAAATACAATTTCAACGAAAAAGGTTTTGCGATCGATGCGACGATTAGAATGAATAAATCTGACAAATATGTGCCTGAACTTACTTTTCATGTCATAGTCGATCCTAATCGAGAACCTTCAGTATATAATGATCTATATGCCAGATTAGTTGATATCCTGGTCCATGAAATAAATCATATCGACCAAGCAGGAATTAATCAGAATCCTTTCAATAATGCTCCAGAAGAACAATCACATCGTAAGAAATCTGAGAAAAGCTATAGATACTTCTTGTTGCGTGATGAAATGGAATCGATGATAGAGGGTTTCCATGCAAGGGCAGAAATTGAAGACATTCCATTAGACTACATATTCATCGATTATTTGCAACCCTTTGTTCTTTCAAAATTCATCAATTCAGAAGAGTATCATGATGTTCTAGAAAGATGGATCAAGCATGCGGTCGAACGTTATCCAAATGCCAAATTTTCACAACAAGCGCAAAAAATAATAAATTCGCTATAAAACCTACAAATTAATTCAAGTATAAAAGTCTAAAAAAAGATAACATGAATCAATTTGAAGAACTTCGCAATCAAGTCAATCAAGTAAAAGAGGACATTTTTGGTCCAATTGTTGAGCTCTTAGAGTCCGCTGAGGACGATGCTTCTAAATATTACGAAAAGGGAGTACAGAGCGCAGGTAATCGCTTGAAAAAGACAATGCAAGATGTAAGAAAAACAATACATCACCCAACCGCTAAATCAAAGTTAGTCGAGCTTCAAAACGCAGCGAAAAATCTTCGCCAGTCGATCATTGATGCTTCTAAAAAAGACTAACCAACTTTAACTATTCTAATTAAAAATGTCCTTTTTTAGGACATTTTTTGTCTAGATTAAAAACTAACCTATCTTGCCGAGTATAATAAAGCAAATAAACATCATTTTACAATGACAGACTTTTTTGATTTACCTGAAGAAACGATTTCAGCACCAAGCGGAAATCAGCAAAAGAAAACCGATCCTAACATCTACGATCCAGATCCAAATGCTTTCAACGGCTCGTATAAATCAGTGATCCGTTTCATTCCTTACATTTCTGATAAGACAAAGTCAAAGTACACAAAGTATTCGGCTAAGTTTTGGAATCCTTTGACTCGAGAATCGCTCTATGTCGATTGTCCGTCTAATGCAGAAAAGCCATCAATTCTTTGGACAATTGATTCAGTTCTTAGATCCTTGAAAAAGGAAGAGCCTGAACTTCATGAGCAGCTCAGCAATAATTTTTCTAGATGGTATACTCACACTTCACCGGTATACATTAAGAAAGATCCACAAAGACCTGAATTGGAAGGCCAAATCAAACTCCTAAGATTTAGGAGCCAAATCGACCAATTGATTGAACAGCAACTCAACCCTGAAGAAATCGACGGTCTCGACAATTCTAGAAAAATTAATCCATACCACTTGCTTCAAGGTAAGGATTTTCTGTGTGTTGTTGGCAAAAAGACTCAACAGTTCCGCGATTGGTCAAAGTGCCGATTCATGGATGAAGTTACTCCATTCGTATTTAAGATTGGCGACAAACAGATTCAAGCCGAGAACAATGAAAAAGTCATTAAACTGCTTAACGAGTTTATGCTCAAAAATACTCCAAAAATGGACGATTATCTTCATGAGGAGTGGACTGAGGAGACCTATAATAAAGTCGCAGAAGCAGTTATTGCACTAATTCCACAGCGAACCATTCTTAACATGGTACTGGATAAGAGCAAAGACGAAAAGACTAACGCTCTTATTCGTGAAAAATTAGGAGCATCAAAATCTGCTCCTGCTTCTAAGGTTGATACTGCAGATGATCTTGATTTTACATCAACATCTCAACCAGAGTCTGCTACAAGTACGACGGCCGCCTCATCCGCAGAAGCAGATGATGATTACGATGATCTATTCAAAGACCTTTAAAAAAAAATTGATTAACAATGTCAGAAGAAACACAAGCGCCTGAAATGGAAACAGAATCAGTTTCCACTCAAGAAGAAGTTAAGAAGCCTAAAAATACTCTATTTGGAAGTATTGGCTATGATAATGATGAGGCATACGAAAAGTTCTTAGATAACATGGATGTGAATCAAGCAGTTTTTGTCTTGATCGCATCTGCAAATTTTGCACAAGCCAGAGGATCTTTCAATATCCTTGAATCAGAAACACTGTCTACTGCAATTAGAACGATTCGAAAAAATTCTCAACGGGCTGAATCTAATTCAGAAAATGCCTAAACGTTATGGATTTAATAATCGACGGAAATGCATTCATCAATGTCGCAATAAGTGTGGCCAAATCTATGTCCAATCAGGATAAAAGAACTGGTGATGCATATTACGTAAACGATTTATTCAATGACGGAGGATTTATCCTAAAGGATCACGTAAAAGTAGCATTCAGAAATTTCTGTTTCACCTATTTAAACTCACTAATTGCACCAATCGGTCCTTCACTGGGCCAGGTGCATTTAGTGTTTGATTCAAAGAGTTGGAGAAAAGAGTATATTTCAAATTTCTTTGAGACATCTACCTTTAAAACTGAAAGCGCTCCAGCGCAATTCAAATATAAAGGAAATCGTAAATATGACGATCACCAGTATCTATTTTTTGATTATTTTCAACAGATACTCACTCCAAGATTAAAGGATGAATGTGGTCTAAATTACTATAGATTTAAGGGAACAGAAGGCGACGATATTATTGCATACTTATGTGAAAAACTCAACACAGATATTTTAATATATTCAGTTGATCAAGACATGAAGCAATTAGTTGGGTCTCCAAATAAAAATGTGATGCTCATTGTACCTAAACAAATGAGCAAACACAAAAAGCTATTTTTACCAAAGTCCATAATCCCAGAACCGGCTGCTTCTGAGGAAGACGGATTTTTTTCATTAAACGAATCACACATTACTGGATCAACTATTGATAAGATAATATCGTCTCTTAAGAGTAAAGGATATGTTGATTCAACAGTTGATACGACCGATGAAGTTTTAAACAAAGTATTGTTGGGTGATAAATCCGATAATATTCCTAGGGTTGCCAATATAACTCCAGCAAAAGCTAAAAAGATTATTACCTCTCTACAGGAAAGAATAGAGTCTCCATTATTAAAAAAGCTTGATGAGCTAGATGATTCCTTCTTAGAGCATTTTGTGGAGAGCATTAAATTAGTGCTTAAGGTTAAAGATCAAGCAAAACTGGATGAAATCAGGGAACACTTATTATTCAATATTAAGATAATACGTCTTTCGACTAAAGTCCTACCTGATGAAATCCAGGAAACCCTAGACACCTTCTTTAATGCCTATGAATTTAGCAATTTTAGCTTAACTAAATTCAATGAACTTAAAAATAATTTATCAGAATTATGAAGCCACTATATGAGAGAATTTTAGTTAAACCGATCAATAAGGAAACGCGTACTCAGACCGGAATTATGCTTCCGGATAAAGCAGTAAAGAAGCCGAACATTGGTACCGTTATTGCGTGTGGAGATGGAACTGTCGCGAATCCAATGTTAGTGAAGCCTGGAGACATTATTCTACATAACAGATATGCAGGTGCCGACTTAAAATACAAAGGCGAAAAGCATTATGTCATTCTTTCAAATGAGGTGATCGCAATCCTAGATTCAGAAGATGAAATTGAATTAGATAATTTTGAATAATCTAAAGTAAGTTAAAATAAAAAAAGGGAGAATCGCTTCTCCCTTTTTTTATTATAGCGAAACTAGCATATCCATTAGCTCTTGTTGTGGAAACATATCAAATTTGTCCTTTCGAGTATTAGTATGAGTTAATAAACCTTTTACTTTTCCATAATACGCATTTTCATTAAACTCAAAAGCAGCAGCTCCTTTTTCTTTGATCCATTTAGGAAGACCGTTTCTAACATCAATTGAATCTCTCTCTGCAACAAACAGTATCCATTTTTTAAGTACTTCTATCTGTTTATCAGAATATCTGTGCCATTCAGTAAATCCTCTAAACGGCTTAGCCAATTTAACGATTTGATCTGGGTGGGCTACTCCACCAACATACGTTTTTCCGTTCTTAAGCCATCCAAAATTACATACTTCAATTCCTACTGAATTTGTATGCATATATTGAGAACCGTTTTTTCCTAAATGCCAACCGTATCCTCCTTCAGGGAAAGCTTGTAATAGAACTCCATCATACTTGTTTTCTCCGTTAGTTATCTTTGGGCCGCCTAAAACAAATTCAGTAGCAATACTGCCTCTAGTGTCATTACCCCAATTTCTAATAGTATTATATGGATTATTCCACCCAGCTGTGTGATGTAAGAACACATACTCTTTTTCAGTTGGACCGGTTTTATACTCGCCTTTGGGTAAAAAATTAGGAATAATCACAAGATCATCTGAATTAATTATCAATTCAGATGAGTCAGTCGTCGCTAGTCCCATCGCATCCCAAGTCTTAGGGCCGACTATTCCATCCGGTTTTAAGTTATTATTTGCTTGCCATGCTTTAACAGCGGCCTCGGTCTTTGGTCCAAAGACTCCATCCGAAACTATTTTTAGAAAATTCTGTAAAGCCTTTACTAGTTTTCCTGTGCTACCTAATTTTAAAATCATGCCATTTCATTTTTTATATAGAAAGAAAGGGAGCTCGCTCCCTTTCAAATCTTTAAAATTTATCGTATTCTCATTAGAAACTTGGAATAAATCCAGTAGACTCTGAGCTAAGTTCTCCACCGACTCTTGTAATGGTGATTCGGTTGATGAATTTTTGAATTCCTCTTGGGAAGTCTACTCGAATATCGATAATTGCTGCATTCGCACTAATTACTTCATTCGTATTATTCGAAGAATCAAAAATGATCTCATAAGAACTTAATCCTCGAGCTGAAACAACTGCGTCTAGATAATTTTCAACAATAGTTTTTACTCGAAGTCTCGTAATCTCATCGTTAAAGTCGAATAAGAAGTTAAACAAGATGCGCTCAATATCTCTTTCGATAGTTGATAAGTTATCTCTAACGTGAGCATTATTTAGAGCAGAATTAATTCTTTGATATCCAGTATTGTTTGAGAACAAGATGTTTCCAAATCCTCTACGCTTAACGATCAAGTTATGACCGACTGGCTCTAAGAAATCTCTATCCTCATCAGTAAGATCATATTCTAGACCCACCACCTCAGGATCATTAATTGCTCCACGTCTTCCTCCAGCTACGATCAAGAAAGGAGTACCGTTCTTGAATTTTCTAACGTATAGGTTAGAAATATATGCAGCCGGTGGAACCGATATGTTTTTATTTCCTTCTCTAACAATTAGGTTAGGGAAGTAATAAGTCGCATACGAAGACAAAGGAATTCCGTTAATATCTTCTTCAGCAAATGCAAACGTAAAGCTAGGATTTAGGCTTAAATCTCCACCTTGTGAAATCAATTCCATTGAAACCAGTTTGTTAGTCTGACTTATAAAGCTAGGATCAACTGATTTTTCAAATTGTTGAACCGATGGTGTGTTTAAGATCGCCATTGCCTGTCCGTGATCCGCTGCGAGTCTCGCAAGATAGTATTTAGATGAAGAACCAATCTCTCCCTCATAGCTATCAACAACATATCGATAGTCCACTAATTCTCCATTTGCTAGAGTTTCAGGAATATTGGTGTCATCAAACAAGTACTGTAAGATAGTCGTTTGACGAGCCGCAGTTTTATTAGGTAACGACTCCTTTCTAATTTTAAAGCCGGGCATATACTGTCCTTTAAGACTAGGAACAAAGTTGTAAATTCCCTTATATACTTTAAGAAGTCCTCCATCAACATTTAATCCGTCGATTTCATCTTCATTTGATGACATTGTCGTAACCGTATATGTAGTTGATGCTGGGCTAGCCGTTGTTGACGAACGTACCGAAATTATCTTTAATAATCTTGGTCGACCGTCTGTCGATTTAGCTAAGATATAACTATTAACCTTGATAAACTCGTCAACTAGTGCTTTATTCGCAGTTAGGATTTCAAGCTCTAATTTGTTTGGTTGAGTTATAGTAAATCCTCCAAAATCAGTTGCCAAAGTAAAAGTATGCTTAAAGTCATCACCGTTTTCTAAAGTTACCATCAAATAGTAGTTAGAATCCGTTGCAGATTGATAAAAACCGCTGCTTGCTGCAACATTCGTTTGATTCAATAGAGCAACGTCATCATACAGTCTAACTTTGATGTATGAAATCACAGTTGATGAACCTGCTGCAGTTACTGAAAGAGAATCGTCGATTCTTAAGTAATAAGTACTCGGGTTATCATCAGTTACTTCGTCTCCATTTTGAACAAAACCTCCTTTGTAAGCTTCATAGAGCTTGCTTCCTGCAGTCGCAACTAAGTAATCGTCTCCAGAAGCCGGGCTAATTACATATACGTCTCCAGTTTGAACTGGCGTAGTTGGTCCATTGTCTTGGTATCCATTAAGGAAATTCGCTTCATTTACAGGAGTTGCGCTAGTCAATTGAAAGATCAATTCAGGAAGAGCCGGTTTCTTATAGCTCAAAGTATCGATCATTTTAACCGCATCCGTTGCAGCATCAGTATTATCGTAACCTCCATCGTCTGCATAATAAACCAAGTTATCATATCCGTGGCCAATAATATCAACTCTATGCGTTAGCATATCATTGTCAGTAAATGCATCTTCAGTTAGATCGACTAGATCAAGCTTATCTGTGTCTAGTGCACATAGAATTCCAGTAGTCGGAAACAATCTGTTTACCAAACGATCGATTGCCACAGTTAGACCGCGTTGATCCTTAAATTCAGGGATCAAGCAACCAATTGTTCTACTAACTACTTCAATCTCTCTTAATGCAAAGAAGTCAGCTGATCTACTTGATTTTAATCCAGTCGCATCGAAAAACTGGCTGTATACTGGGTCTTTTGATAATTTTAAGTAATTAGACCAATCTCCTTTTACTACAATGACTTCGACAAAATAGTCCGAAATAAAATCATCCGGATGAACGAATGTTGGAAATTCAGTTTCGCTTCCTGCGATAGTTGAATACCACTCCTTTGCAGTAACATCATATCCTGTGATATTTGCACGTCTTACCCAGACAGTCGCATTGGTTCTTCCTAGGTTTACAAAAGAAAGAATCTTGTTTGATTCGCTGGTCACCTGACCAATTGTTCCAGGACTAGTTATAAAGTCATCACCTAGTGCCAGATTCTTTGATCTATTTAACTGGTCGGCTTCCGCGACCCATAATTTTCTCCTATTGAAGAATTCAACAATAGGATATTGATCCGGCACCTCTGAATCATTTTCAGATGCAGATTCAGTGTTAAATGTCGTAAAATACGCATTATCTAAGTTTAGAGTAGGATCAGTCTCGGTGTCCAATGGAACAACATTAAGTGCAAATACTGGGCCCTCTCTAAGAGCCACTTCAATAGTTCTATGGAAATAGCTCCCATTCTTTTCAAGAGTAGGATCGATCTCTCCGTATACTGCTCGAAGAGTTCTAATATCATTGATCAGGACAACTGTATTGTAGGGACCGACTCTACTCGATCCAACAACAAGACGCCCAGTGGTCAACGGTAGAGCAATATTCTCGCTCTGATCTATCTCGATAGTATATACGCCGCTAGACTTAAAGTTATTTAGGTTAATTCTTTGTTCGGCCATTTCTGAACAGATGTTTTTTATTATTTATCCACCCAGTTTTTCGTAATTCTAAAAAAAGTCAAAATTTCAAATCCTAACTAAAATATGCAGTATAAGATAAAAAAATGAAAAATGGCGAACATAGATAATGAATGTTCAGATCTTCAAATCGAAGATTTGTACTCTCAAAGCAAAGACACTCTCGGCGACATCATGAGAATGCAGGTCGATACTCAAGAGAACGTGTACGGCTATAAATTTGATGAGATGTTTCTCAGTGAGCTTATGAGCTATTGGCACCTAAATAATCATTCAATGATTGATGAGATCCATGAAGCAACTGACTCCTTAGGTGGAATCAAGGACGGCCATGGAAATGCCGTTTGGAAGAGGTGGAAAGGAGCTCACGAATCGTATAAAAACATCAAATTTTCAGATCTTAGCGAAAGGGATCAACTTGAATGTAAATTTGAAGTAATCGATATGCTTCACTTCTTTATGAATTATGCAATATCAATCGGAATGACTCCTGAGGAAATGTACAATATGTACATGTCTAAAAACAAAGAAAATCGAGATCGTCAATCTCGAGGATATTAATAAAAAACCAAGTAGTATGGAAATCGTAGGAGAAAACAACAATTCTGCTCAAAATCAAAAGGGAGTTCCTTTAGATTTAGTAAAAAGCGCCGAGTATATTGAATGTGAAAATTGTGGAGGCACAGTATTTCAAGAAAAAATGATGATCAAGCAAATATCTAAATTCATGACTGGGTCTAATCAAGATTCGATAGTTCCAATGCCGGTTATCGCATGCGCAAAGTGTTCACATGTAAATGAATTATTTAAACCCCAGATATGACAATCGGTTCAGAAATACTAGAAGACGGTACTTTACTAATATCCTACTATAATGAACAGGGTAAAATCGATTTTATTAACAAGCGACTTTCTGACCATGAAATGTTTAATTGGGTCGAGTCTGCAACGCCATCCCAATTCAAAAATTGGGATGGACGATTTGTTAAAAAAGGAAAGTCAAACGGTCGTTATATAAATCAGTTTAGAATTCAAGAGTTAATCCTTGAAAAGCTAAATTCAAAGGAAATTGATTCAATTTATAGTTTTGACAATCTTCCTAAAAAGACATATCTCGATATTGAGATAAAACTAACTAGTGATGAATTTCCAGATCCAGACAAAGCTGCTATGCCAGTTGGTCTTATTTCTTTTTGTGATGAAGACAACACAACATACATTCTTTCCATTCTAAGTGATGATGACCATCAGCATGGTCTTTCTGCAGAAGATATTACTAAAATGGAAAAAGAGGTAAATAACTATTTTTTAAATATCATTCCTCTTAAGCCTGAAGATAAAAAACTTTTTGAACAAGATTTTAAGATAAAATACAAGTTTTTTGAAAGTGAAGAAGAAATGTTAACCTTTTACTTTCATAAAGTTGCTCCAAGGCATTCCTTTCTGACTGGATGGAATTTTACTGGATTCGACTGGAAATATCTAATGAATCGTGCAAAAAATCTTAAAATCGACGCAACTGCTGCCTTTCCAACAAAGTCAGTTTTTTCTAGAAATAAGATTCCAACTCACTTAGGTATTTTAGATTATATGGAAGTCTTTGAGCGACTTAAGCCATATAAAGTGGTTGAAAATTACAAGCTCGATTTTATTTCGCACCTGGTCTTAAATGCGACTAAATTGAAGCATGGATATCCTAGTTTCTATGAATTTCAAAAGGATACTTATCTCTATACTAAATATAACGTGATCGACGTTATCTTGGTAAAATTGATCGAAGACAAGCTTTCAATATTAGATGTGGCCTTCTCAATTGCAAACGTTGCACAAGTCGAAGTAAATAAAGTCTTTAGTCCAGTATACATTGCTGAGATCTTGATTTGTCGTGAGCTTCTTAATAAGAATCAAAAAATGATGAAGCTTCCTTGGGGAGAAAGCGCACCTGATGCAAC